ATGAAGTCCTGCACGCGTCCTGCCTGCTGGAACTTGTCTAACGTCTCTTTACCCAGGATCTCCGTGCGCACAGGGCCACCCGCGGGCATCAACTCCTTGGTCGCTTGCGCTTGAAACTGGACCACTGCTTCCATAAGCAGGGGGTGAGTTGCCGCTGCCGCACCCCTAAAAGGCTTGGTGCGCTCTTCAAAACGCATGCCTAAAAGCTCAAGGCCCTTGGCATAGGTCTGCTCCCAATCGGATCGGCTTGACTTATCAGCCTCAAAAAACGCTGATAGGTCAATGGCAATCTTTGACAGCGTATCGTCGTCCACGACTTCTGCAAGATTGGCGTAAAAATCAACGTCCTCGTTGCTATCTTCCCCGATCTCGATCGTCGCCCCACCGTCCTCGTCAAGAATAATCTCGATCTCGGGTGCATCCTCCGCATCGATCTCAATCGATGTCTTCGGGGCTTCGTAGAGGGCTTTGTCGATGGGCATGTCTAGGCCTTAAGGTGTTAGGCGATTTGCTAATCAATTACCGGAACGGAATTTGAATTATTAAGGACATCTCTATATTCAATCAACAAGGGAGTCAAGAACTTATCCTTTTCCATAATAGCCTTGGGCTTAACAACCTGAGTCAAAAAGTCATAAACCTCTTCATCGTAATCTACGGGAGCTGTATTGCCCGTCCTTACGCCATTGCCCTTGATCTGCTCAACCACTCGAAACGGATTGTCTTTGGTTCCTTTATCAATGACCTGGATCGTTGTCACAGGACGGTTGCGGGCATTGCGCAGGCTATAGATCTCATGCGTTCCTTCTAGAAACCCCTTAGTATATTCTGGCCCATAGCCAATACCACCTAAAACATAATCTCCTACCGAGTGACCAAGATAGGCTCCTTCCGGTATGGTTGCCTCTATGTCTTCAAGACGCTTCCATGCAAATCCTGGACGCCGCTGATCCTCGCCAAATTGAAGCAAAGGCTTACTGACGCCTTTACTAAAAACACTATCCGGCGCTTTGCCTGATTTCACCAACTCCTTGAGGCGTTGCACCTCAAACTTGCGGTCAATCATCGCTTGATTAAATTTTGCAGATCCCACTACCGCATCCTCAAACCGGATCCTATCAATCTCGTTGGGGTGTAATGTAGCAAGATAGCGGGCCATGTTTTCTGGATCTAAAATATCTTTAAGAGGGCTTGAATTTAGCGACACGTCATACAAAAGCTCCCCTTGATCCAGCGCACGTCGAATGTTTTCAGGAACATTCTTCATGGCCTCTGGGTCTCCTGACAACTTGGCCGCAATAAAGTCGTCCATGTTTTGCAAGTAACCGGAGTAGTAAGGCTTCCCGGTATCCCTTGCTGAAGTAAGAATCATCGGATCCGTTGTAGGATTCACGAGCCGTGGATCAAAACCCTCGGACTGAAACCCCTGTTGTATTTGCTCTCTAATGCGTTCAAGTTCTGCTTGATATCGCGGATCCTGCGTCTCCATTATTGAGGCCCGTGATACAAGTTCTGGTTTAAAGCTCATGGGCGTGACATCCACCATCTTATCGTATGCCTTGGTCACATCAATAACGGCTTGAGGATAGGAGGGATAAAGAACGGGCCGTCCCTCAGCATCCACGACCTTACTGCCGGTTTCTTTATCAATCTTAGGCCTTCCTCCTGCGGCTGCATGAATTGCATACTCTCTCAATCCCTCTTGATCATGCAAAGCAAGGGTGCTAATTTTTCCCTTTCTAATGGCATCAAACACCGGATCTCTTTCTGTGCCCAGTTGCGTTGACATATAACGACGGGCTTTGGTGTCAAAAAACTTTTGAATGGCCTCAGTCGTATCCCTATTTGGGACAGCAGACGTGCTAAAAGCGGCATACTTTCCTTGATTAATATAGCGGTCTACGGACGATCCAACATCGCTATTATTGGAGAGTTTAACCCCAGAAAACACGGTGCCCTTACCATAAGGGCGGATTGCTCCTGCCATAGCTGGCCCCATGGCAGCAAGTGCTGTGGCAGCGTCGCCCGCAGAAGCGGCAATCTTTGCCGGTATGGCCGCAGCGGCCTGAACGGGTGGCATGTTGGCAAGCGCCTGACCTGTCCGGTACGCCTCAGATCCGGGAGCCGTGGGGCTTGCACCAATAATCCCGGATAACAAATCCCTTGCAGGGGCAGCCGCCGGGAACATGGACTCCGTGCCTTGTGCCTTTGTTGCAGCAACGATACGCCTGAGTCCTGGTGGCAGTTTGCTTGGCTGACTCTGCAAGCGATTCAACATGCGCTGAGATTCCGAGCGAATCTCCTCACGCTCATCGATCAACCGGCCCTCAGCATCGAGCTGGGGGACTTCGGATGTTCCACGTGAAACATCACCGCCCGATTGCTTTTTTATAAAGTCCTCCGTGCTTACTTCACCGCCGTCTTTGCGTCCTATGGTGGGCACGCCTAACGTAACAGGGACCCCTGAGCCAAAACCTGCCGGGACATTACTGCCTTGAGAACCCCCCGCAGTATCGGACACACTGCCAATTTTAAGACCTGGAACGGGAGGCACCATCGCAGTTGCTGCGGCCTTTAATCGTTCCATGTCCACAGGCTGACCGCCAATACCGCCAAACTCGCCTGCTCGCAACCTTGATTGCAGGGCCAGATAAGTTGCCGAACTCATTGGCGAAGCCGTCTTTAATTGTTGAAGCGCCGCCATCTGCATGTTTCGATCACCAGCAAATCGTTGGCTTGCTGATAACGCAGGCTGGTACAGTTGATTGGTTAATGGGTCATATTGAGGAACATCAATCCCAGGTAAATAATCCACATTCAATAACTGACGTTTCCGAGAAGTTATTGTTGGAGGCGTCCAAGTCGTTCCAGCTCCTGTAGCAGAGTCAAGTTTAGTGGGGGGCGTATACCGAAAGGATCCTGTGACAGGGTCAAAACTTCTTACCGGACTGCTTCTAAACTCCTCGTCAACCTTTGGAACTTTAATAGGCTCTACCGGACGTTCCTTTATTTCTGGCAACGTAATAGGTGGGGGTGGTTCAGGTATTGCAGGCGGTGGTTCTGGTGGGCTTATTCTAGGAAGTTCAGCCACGGGTGGTCGTTCGGGCAGGGTTACTATGCCCCCAGGAGGTTCAGCCACGGGTGGAGGTTCAGGGGTAGGTTCAGCTACAGGGGGAGGCAAAGGTTCAGCTACAGGGGGAGGCAAGGGTTCAGCTACAGGGGGAGGCAAAGGTTCAGCCATGGGCGGAGGGCTGGGTGGTTGCTCCGCTGCACGTTTATCCAAAACCGCTTGATAAGCACGTAATGCGTTTTCCTGCGCTTGTTCAGACGCTTTTTGCAAAGGATCTACATAATCCGGAGCAAAAATATACGGAAGTGCCCCGGGAGCATTTGCCCCTCCAGGTTCATAAGTGCCTGCTATCCACCTTGTCATGTCCTCGTCTGATAATCCTTGGGCATCATAAGGCCCAGTCACATAATTAGAAGGGACCCTTCCTTCTTGAATCAATCCTTGCACCTGTTCAACAGGCGCTGGAGGAAGCACAGGACGGAGTAATGGCAAAAAACCATCCTTTTGCAACTGAGGTTCAGCTATAGGAGCAGGCTCTGGCGCGGTGTAAGCAGGTGGGCCAAACCCTCCATCCTCATTAGGCCCAACCGGGGCAATCATAGCCCTATCGTTCCTATCAAACAGTTCAAATAGATTTCTATCCCCCCTGCCCGTGATCGCATCGGGTTCAACCATTGCCCTATTAAACCTGCCCGCCGCATACCCGCCACCCGCAAAGCGATTGATCATCTGACCTGCCTGTACCTCGTTGGCATTTTGCAGATTCTGGAGCATGCGCCTTGCTTCACTTACCTCACCGCCTCCTGCTAACCGAACAAGGCTAAAGCGTCCTTCCAGCGGAATCACATTTTGATTTCCACCGCCATATTGCTTGTTAACCGCGTTTTGTAATTGTGGCGACCCGTAAAAGTTCGAATAAGGTGATTGTTGTGGAAACGAACTTGGAAAAGCAGGGCTATATGCTGGCTGGGCAAACGCCGCTTGTTGCATGGGCGCGCCCTGCCCCTGTGCGGCTAGCTGCTGTTGCTCTGCCATGCGTAGAGCTAAAGCCTCCCGGTTGCTTTGCTCACTAAACTGTTGAGCATAAGGGTTAACTGCTTGTTGAAAAGCAGAAGCTCCCTCCTGAATGTCTTGCAAGCTAAAAGGACTATTACCTTGCCCGAAAGCATTGGCTATCTGGGTAAACTGCTGATTCAAACTCCTAAAATTTTTATAGGTTGGATCAGCCGTGAAAAGCTGTGCAAAATTAGGAGGTTGTGCAGCAGCTTGTGCCCTTGTATTGGACATGCCAAATGGATTGCCAGTCGTGCTCATTCCCGCTCCTTGTTCATGGCGCGATTATCAGCTTAATAATACTCAAACTCAAGCTGCGTCACGGCCAATTGCAACTCAATAGTATTCAAACTCAAGCTGCGTCACGGGATCATCCGCCTCATCATCGTCCAAGGCCACAAAGTTCCCGGCCCTAAACCGACTGATCGCCTGCACGGTGCTATCCACCAAATCGTCATTATCGCCCTTGGGGAAGGCCGCACACTCCTCAATCAACTCCTCTGCCCACTTGGTCTGCGGTGCCCAAACCATCCCCGACTCAAACACGGGTGCAACCGCATTGGCCCGGGCAATCTTATCCTGGTTCTTCTTCCTTCCTCCAGGCGAATAGGTCGTCACCGGAATGCCCACGCGCCTTAGCTCCTGCTGCAAGGTCGTGCCCGTGGCTTTCGCCTCAATCAACACGTTATCCGGCTTCCAATGATCATACTGCGCCCGCGCTACTCGTTTGAGTTCCGGGAAGTCCCAACGGCCTTTTTTAACATCAAGGAGAATAATGGCCGGTCCGTCGTCCGCGCTGGGATGGAATACACCCCAGGTAGTGATTGCGGAGTAATCCGCAGTTTCCTTCTTGCTATATGCTGTGTCATAGCTCTGGATAACATACTCAACCTGTGGGGTGTAGTCATTTTCCCAGATCCTCCACCACTCACGCTTTAAAATCGCCCCCTCATCATTGGTGGGCTGCTGCTGATACATCGACTGCCACTTCTGCACCGACAAGGTCGCCCTGACCTTTTGCAACTCATCAAGGCTCCAGTAGCTTGGCCAAAGGGGCTTTTCGCTTTCCGTATGCTCATTCAAGATCGCAGGAAACTCAATCACTTCCCACTGATCGGACTTAGGCTCCACCTGCGACTTAATCAACCGCGCCGTCAGATCCTTCATCCCCCAGCGCGTCATCACAACCACCACCGCCCCTCCGGGCTGCAAGCGTGACCTCGGCCCCGAGGTGTACCACTCCCAGGCATTATCCAAGGCAAGCTCTGACAAAGCATCCTGCTCGGAATGCGGATCGTCAATAATCAAAAGATCCGCACCGCGCCCTGTCATCGCACCACCAACGCCAACAGCAAAATATTCCCCGCCCGCATTGGTCTCCCAGCGCCCTGCTGCCTTGGAATCGGCCTGCAAGGTCACCTCACTGTACACTTCTTTATAACGATCAGTATCCATCAGGTTCCTGACCTTCCTGCCAAAACGCACCGCCAACTCACCATTGTGCGTCGCTTGAATGATCTTGGACCTTGGCTCACGGCCCATGGCAAAGGCTGGCAGGAGGTAGGAGGCAAATTCGCTCTTGGTGTTGTGCGTACAAAGATAACCTTCGCCTGCTAAAAACAGCCCGTCCTCACGGTCAATCTTGATGCACTGCGTGTCCCCTGTCTCATGCAATCTTTCAACCGTGATGTACCTGCCAAAGGTCCGCTCGTTCGTCAAAAGACGCTCACGCTTTCCAGGCAACAAACAGCAATCACTGTGATAAAACGACACGCGCCACGTCGGCCCATACGACTTATCGCCAATCCTGGCTTCTGACTCAAGGACCGAGGCTTTCGTGCCAAGGCTCCTGATCAACTGCGCCACATCCTCAACCATGGCCCGATTACTCTGAGCAAAGTAACACTGACCCTTCTTGCTCACACAGCCGTCCGTATCCATCAACCCGCGCAATAAATCAAGCCGCTGTGCTACCGACCCAAGCATGTAACGCTCTGGGATATGCTTATTGCCAAGAACGCCCAGCTCTTTAAGCTTTACTTGAAGCTCAAGCGTGCCAAAGGTTTTCCGTGTTGCTTGGTCCGTGGTCCTTGTCCCACGGCGCTCAAACTCCTGGCGCAAAAACGCTATGTTCTTATCATCCGCCGTAATAACGCCTGAGTTTCTTGACCCATCGCCAAGCCAAACCCCCAGCACATAAGGATCAACCAAAAGGTCTTTTTCCTCGTACTCAACAGGCTTCACATCAGGCAATCTTGGCAGCCGAATCGCTACCGATCGCTTGCCCTTCAAAAACTCTGTCTTGCCTCCGCGCGTCTTTCTTAAGACCTCGCCGTGCTGCCTGCGCCACAACGCTTCTGTGGTGTAGTCATGATAAACCCCGCGTTTTCGATTAAGCCTCACAGTCCAGAGATGTTCTCCATCCACCACCAATGACGCGCCATCGTCCGAGGTCACACGGTAAAGCACTCTGCCGTGAAACACTTCCGACTTTCCAAGGACCTTGGTGGGAGAGCCATCGACCGAGAACACCGAATCACCGACCTGAAGGTCAGCCATGGTCTTCCAGCCCTGCGTCGTCGGTATCTTCATGCTGGTCATTATAGCATGACGTGGAGGCATATTCACGATCAAGCGTTTCAACTGACCACTGACAATCCTGTCAAAGGCACTGGCCATGCGACTGTGGTGCGCGCTGAGAATAGCCTCGGGCCACATGTACTTCGCGAACGACAAAAAGCTTGACGACGCACGCTCCAGGGCCTGAATTTGCTGCAAACGGAGCTCCAGCCGAAGCATCTCGGCCCTTGGATCCTCGACCATGCGTTCTGTCATTTGTAACGGTTCTTGTTGAAATTTTGCAAAAAATTCCGGCCAAAGGGTGTTTTTAAAGGCATGGGGGGTGAGTCTAGCAAAAACTGTTTCAGGGGTCTATGACCATGCGAAACCGGGCCAAGACCCGGTTCGGCTCCAGCGACCGGCATTTCTGGCCGACGGGCGGACGAACGGTCAATGGCGCATGATGAATGGCCGCCGGGACTCGCCCCAGGGCCCCCGGTCCGGCAGGGGAGGGAAGGGTGCGGACCGATCGCGGATTATAACGATCGCGCTGTTATGATCGATCGAACGGTTCGCGGATTATAGCGCAGCGTTCAAGGATCTAGATCCGCGATCGATCGCGATAATGGCCGGTGATAATGGTCCGATCGACTAATAGCGTGTTTCATGCTCCAGGATCTAGAACCTGGAACTGTTGATTAAGACATGCGAACGTTCGCAACAAAGCATGCGAACAGCTGCGCGGATCGCGTGCCAAGTTTTCAGAAAATCGAGCTCGATCGCTGCGCGATAGTCGGCCGCAGCGAACAGCGAACTTGTTTGAATAGGCTCGCGGAACCCTTATACGCCGGGGTTTTTAGTGCGCCGTTGCACTAATCGGCGCGACTGAATTAGTGCAGCTGCACTAATTACGCTATAAAAAACCGGCCATCGGCCGGTTTAATTGATCACCTGGAACAGCTGTTCCAGGTTAAAGGAACAATGCGATCGCTGCGCCTAATGCAATGCCGAATGCGGCCGCAATAGTCCAATCAATCAATGCCTGGATCAGCTGAAGGCGCATCATGCTTGCTTCCGATCGCGGCCGATATCGCCTGCAACATGATGGCGGATCATGGATCCAGGCGGCAGTGATCGAACAAATCGGATCAGCTGCGCGCCGTCCGACAATGAGGCTTTATTCAGCTGCGCCGCCTGCCATTGCAGCCGGACCGGTCCAGAGTGGCCATAACATCCGCCCTGATCAGCTGCACCTACTTGCTTCGCGCCTGGACCGTGCGCAGTAAACACAACGACAAATCGGCGATCAGGTCCGATCGGCCGCGCGCATAGTGGTCGGCCATTGCCGCAACTGATGCACTGAACATCTGCTGTTTCGGCCGGACAGCGAACAAAGCGCACGCCTAACATTTCACGCGGCCATGATTGGTTAACG